ATTACCTATTACTTCACCAAGATTAATGGGAGAAGCTGCATATCGATTAGGACAAACATCAAATTACTTGCCAGCAATTCCAAAAATACCATTTAAAGAAAATCCTCAAATTTATAGCTTATTAATGCAACAACAACAAGGACAATAACATGGATCAAGACATCATCAACCTTATCATTGGTACTGTTCTTTCTGTTCTTGGTTGGTTCGCTCGTCAGTTATGGGATGCTGTTCAAACGCTGAAAAGTGACATGAAACAGATTGAAGTATCGCTACCTACTCACTATGTCCGTAAGGATGAACTAGAACAACGATTCGATAAACTTGAAGCAATGTTAGACCGCATTTCTGAAAAACTGGATCACAAAGTTGACAAATGAAAAAATCGTTCATTAACAGAATCACTTTATGTGATAAATGCAATTCTGCTTTTATAATTAATGTTGAAGGTGACGAATCTACATGCGACCTATGTTTAGCTGATAGCGAACTTACAAACGAACTTATTGATCAAGGTGTTTTGATAGGAAAAACTAATGACAGTACACAAGATTAGGGGAACTTTGCAAGGGTACTTTGAACACATGACAGGCAAGACAATTGAAGCTGTCGGTACGTTTGATGATGAGCTGATTATCTTACTTGATGACCAGTCAGAAGTTTGCTTGTGGTCTGATGGCAGCCTATCAATGCAAATTAATGAACGACCAGAATTAGATGACTAAAAAAGTATTAGCATTATCAGCGACTGCATTATTAGTCATAGCTATGCATGAAGGATTCAGTCCTACGCCTTATAAAGATACTGCTGGCGTTGTTACTAATGGCTTCGGTAACGCTACGATTGAACCAAGTAAACCAGTTACAGTATTAAAAGCCTTAGATGACTTGAAGCTAAATACCAGCAGAACTGGAAAAAAAGTTTCACAATGTTTAAACGTAAACGTCACACAAGGTCAATACGATTCTTACGTTAGCTTTGCATACAACGTAGGTACGACTAAATTCTGTAACTCTACAATGCTTAAAAAAGCTAATGCTGGAGATAAAGAAGGTTCATGTGCAGAGTTTGATAAGTGGATGTATGTTGCTGGCAAAGATTGTCGTATTAAGAGCAGTAACTGTAGCGGAATTGCTAAAAGACGAGAAGAAGAGAAACAATTATGCCTTTCTTAACGATGTACTGGAAACAGATCGCAATAGTGTCGCTTATGGCGATTATTTTTGCGTTTGGATACCATAAGGGCTACAGTAATCAAAAACGAGCCTATGACGCTTACAAAGCGCAAATAGAAGCACGGTCTGCTGAACAAGAGCGAAAGAACATTGAATTAGCTAAGAAACAGCAATATATCAATGAAAATTTAGAAAAAGGATATAAAGATGCTATTAAGAAGCTCGATGATTATTATAAGTTGCGTAGTGTTGTCCGCTTGCAACCAAGTGTTAGTAAAACCATGTCAGAAGTTTCCAACACCACCAGCACACTTGATGGAAAAACCAAAAGCGATCAAATTGATCCCTCAGGAACTGATACCTTAGACTGTGCATCTGATGTCCTACAATTGTTATACTTGCAGAAATGGATTGAAGATCAATTACTTGTTCAATAATGAGAGATCATGGAAACCAAAAAACCTATCACGCACTTAATTGTGCCTGATGTCCAAGCAAAAGAAGGAAATGATTTTACCTATTTACGTTGTTTAGGTAACTTTATCGTAAAGAAGCAACCAGATGTAATAGTGTGTATTGGTGACTTTGCAGATATGGAAAGTTTAAGCACCTATGACAGAGGATTAAAATCTTTTGAGGGGAGGAGTTACCAAAAAGATATATGGGCTGCTCGTGAGGCTATGGATGCCTTGTTAACCCCTTTGTACGAATATAACGCAAGACGCAAGAAGAATAAAGAGAAGCAGTACAAGCCACGAATGGTTTTAACATTGGGCAATCATGAGAATAGAATTAATCGTGCTGTAGATGAAGATCGGAAATTAGATGGGCTTATATCCATTGACGATTTACCGTACCAAGATTGGGAAGTTATCCCTTTTCTTGAAGTTATTACTATTGATGGTATTGCTTACTCCCATTATTTTGTTTCGGGAACTATGGGTCGCCCTATATGTAGTGCTCAAGCATTGCTTACAAAAAAGCATATGTCATGTTTTGCTGGGCATCAACAAGGAAAACAAATAGCATTCGGCAAAAGAGCAGATGGAAAGGAAATGACTGCGATTATTTGCGGATCATTCTATGAGCATCATGAAAATTATTTAGGCGCACAAGGAAACCAGCATTATCGTGGCTTTTACGTTTTACATGACGTAAACGATGGAGCATACGATGAAATGGCGGTTTCCATTAAGTTCCTTAAAGAACGATATAATTATTAGGTGAAATTATGGCAGGATTACTAGACACATTATCAAGTTACGCATCAAGGGCTGCTAGTCCTATTGATTATATGAGTATTCCTGCTAATGCTCGTATGTTGGCTAAAAGTATGTTTTATCCTAGCCAAGTAAGTGAAAGTAATTTTACTAATAAAGAACTAAACGCATTGCGTGATGCTTATGCAAATACTCAAAATCGTATTAATAGACCTATAACTGAAGAGTATCGCAATAGAATTGAAAATCTTAAGGCTATGGATAGGGGCGATGAAGTTTTTTCTCAAATAATGCCAAACAATAAAGTTGTTCCAGTTGGTTTAGAAGAAGATTTACTTAAACGACAAATATCCCCAACATTACAATATGCAGATTATCCATTGCAGAATAAAAATGAGGGTGTTGCACAAGCACCAATTACAAGATCTTTTGATCCTGCATACTCAATGCAAACAACAATAGGTCGTGCTAAATATGTTACAGATCCACAAGGAAATATTCATGTAGTAGATACATATGATTTTCCTAAATCAAGTAATCAAGATGACTATGGAACTTGGAATAAAGGATTTGCATTAGCACATGGAGTTGGTGAGCAATATAGCAAGTCTATGCCAGTTGATATTAATCTTGGCAAGATTAAAAGCATACTAGATAAAAAGAAAGTTAAATAGCTTAACTGTATTTAATGATTTTACCGATGGTTGTCTTTAATAATTAGCATAATATTACATACAAGCACTTTTGCTTATCACATATTAAGGACTACATCATGGCTTGGACAAAACCATCAGCAGTTGAACATCGCATTGGCTTCGAGATTACTTGCTACGCAATGTGCCGTTAATTAAGTAACACGCCAGACATCCCAAGATGTCCAACTATCGCCCAATTGATTATACGTCTTTTGGGCGATTCCATAACTATCTCTTACTGTAGCCCACACCTTGCTATCTATTGGAAGATACTGTGCGTTAATCTCTACCAATGGTTTATTACGTAGCTCATGATCGGCAGGAAGATCGGCAAGCAGTATCTCAGTCATAGTGTAGCCCTAAGTTTCCGTTTGATCCGATAGTATCAATCCTATCCTCATCCCATTCATCATTACTATTATCTGGGTACTCGTTAAGTGGTAATGGCGGTGGCACATACTTTTCTTTTTTAGGTTTTACACCAAAAATAGCATCAAAATTATTATTGAACTTTTCTTGTGTTTCTTTATTGCCAAAGCGTGTTGCTATAGCATCGCCAGTGACAGGATTTGTAGTAGCCATATATTCTCCTTAAATTACATAAAAACTGCTTGCTATGCCTTTATACGCACTTTGAATCTTACCTCGTGTTGGCATTACAGTATCAGATAATCGAATAATCCTTAAATTTGGATTAGCTCTCATTTTCTTTTTATCTTCGCTTAAATATTCACCAGCACTTTTATCTGAACTAGCTAATATCTCAGCAGTAGATTTACGTTTAAACACTTTATCCGTTGCTTTGTAATAACAACGCGGTCTATTACTATCTGCAAATAATCTTTTTTCTTTTGCTAAATAACCTTGTTTAACTAAGTTATTAATCTGTGCTAGTAACTGTTTAATTGGCAGCTTAATTTCGTCTTCAATCTCATATGCAGTCTTTTCGCAAGACTGTACTGCATTCATAATATTTTGCTTATCGTTTTCTACTTTTTCTATAATTTCTGCTTTAGTTCTCATACTATTCTCCGTAAAACTGGGCTACTCATGAATCAATTAATAAAGTTGAGCACAATATATTGTCACTTTCGCCCATAAAGGTTGACTACTAACACACCCCCGTATGCGTTCGCCAATTCTGTACGCTAAAATGGTATTGAATCTTCCATTTCATCTAAAGGTTGATCTTGGTATCCATTTGCTTTAGCTGTTTCTTTAGGTAC